GAATAAACCGGTGCCGTGCAACCCTCAACGTAGTGCACGTAGGCATCCTCATCAACGATGATCAAGGTACGCTCAAACTGCCCCATGTTTTCAGTGTTGATGCGGAAGTAGGCTTGCAGGGGGATGTCGACCTTGACGCCCTTGGGTACGTAGATGAACGACCCACCCGACCACACCGCGGTGTTGAGTGCAGCGAACTTGTTGTCACCCACGGGAATGATCGTGCCAAAGTATTCGCGGAACAGGTCTTCGTGTTCGCGCAGAGCCGAGTCGGTGTCGAGAAAGAGCACACCCTGCTCTTCTAAGTCTTCGCGAATCTGGTGATAGACGACCTCTGATTCGTACTGGGCCGCAACACCAGACACAAGACGCTGCTTCTCCGCCTCGGGGATGCCGAGCTTGTCATAGGTGTTCTTGATGTCGTCGGGCAACTCTTCCCAACTTGTTGCCTGCTTCTCCGTGGAACGCACGAAGTACTTGATGGAGTCAAAGTTGATACCCCCCAGGTTTGATCCCCACACGGGCATCGGTTTGCGTTCGAACAGACGCAGACCCTTCAGCCGCATCTGCAGCATCCAGTCAGGCTCATTCTTCAATGCGCTGATGTCACGCACCACGTCCTCGGACAAGCCACGTCGTGCATTGGCGCCGGCGGTATCGGAGTCGCGCCAGCCGTAGTCGTATCGGCCAAGGCCGTCAAGTTCGGGGTGAGCGGTCGTGGTCATGCGTGGGACCTCCGTTGTGTCGTGGCGGATGGTGCAGATGCACAAAAAAGGACCGGCGGTGTGGAGGCTTCTAATCCGCCAATGCCGCTAAAGCAACTCAGATAGCGCACTCAACCCCCCCCATTCCTTGGAATTACATGAGTCATTGTAACTGGACCCCTAACCTACCTTGCCCAGACGATTCACAAATACATTAAGTACTATAAAAACAGTAAGTACTTTATACTCGGGCACCCGCCCTCGTAATTGTATTTGTCTGGGAGCAACACGCAAGTTTTGACCAAACCTCGGCGTGTCGGAAATAACTATGCTAACCTCCGATCAAGGAGGTAAGTAAATGAAACCAACACTTGAAACAATGACAGGTAAAAAGCACCTGTCTTACTCTGCACTAGACACATTCCAACAATGTGGTGAGAAGTTCCGGTTGACCAGGGTGCTCAGCGTGCCCGAGCAGCAGGCATGGTGGTTCGTGGGAGGCTCAGCTTTCCACACCTCCACCGAATACTGGGATGCCGGCGATGACCGTCCGCTGCAGCAACTGTGGCAACAGGCATGGGATAAAGAGATGGAAAGGGTTGACCCTGACAAGCCCTTCCGTTCCGGTGGTCGTGCCACTAAGCAGTGGCCCAACAAAGAAGACGGGTCATGGTGGCAGTTCAATGGCCTGTCCATGCTTGAAAACTATGTCCGCTGGAGGCAGTCGTCGGGGTGGGAGTTGTACACCATCAACGATCAGCCGCTGATTGAGTGGGAGTTCCTACTCACCCTTGACAGCAACCTTGAAGGTGATGACACAAGCGACGCGGTTCAGATCAAGGGGTTCATTGACCGTGTGTTCGTAACACCTGACGGTGAGGTTGTTGTTGTTGATTTAAAGACAGGATCTCGTGAACCCGCATCGACAACGCAGCTGGGTATTTATGGTGCAGCACTAAGAAAGAATGGTGGTGTCAACCCCATGCTTGGCGGCTACTACATGTCACGCAAGGCAGAGACACCTAACCTTCGTGCTCTCACCATGTACACCGATGATGTAATCTCGTACTGGTTGTCTGTGCTTGAAGATTCTGTTCGTGAGAAAAAGTTCTTACCGCACGTTACGTCCATGTGTCAGACTTGCATGGTCGCACCGTACTGCTATGCTGTTGGTGGAACGCCACCAGATGGTGGCCCGTTTAACAAAGGAGGCAAGCAGAAATGAGTGAATCACCGTTCTCGTCGAACCTTCGGGTTCGCATCATGGATCACGATGTCCAGTTGACTGTCCGTGGCGACACGCACGGGGAGTTCCAGCTTAACTGGGCTTTGCTGGCTGATGAATCAAAGAACTTCTTTGAATCCGTTCACCTGTTCATCGGTGCAGTCAATGCCCTGCCGTTGGTTAATGCCGAAGTGCAAGCACCACAGGAGCCTGCGTGGGGTGCCGTACCACCCGTCCCTCCCGCACCCGTTGCTGCACCCGCAGCACCACGGGTGCCGTCGTCTAACCCGTGGTCACCACCACCGGCTGCTGAGACCGTCGGGCCTTCGCCCACTTGTGAGCACGGTCAGCCCATGAAGCTGATACCCGCTGGTATCAGCAAGAAAACAGGTAAGCCTTACGCTGGGTTCTATGCGTGCGCTAGCCCTGACCGCAATTCCCAGTGCAAGAAAACCTACCCCGCATCCTAGAGAGGCAATAAAATGTTTATTCCTGACGTTAAAGAACCTGACCTAAGCACCGTTACTCCAGACGTTTCATCTGTACGACGCTGGGCCTCAGATAATAACATCACGGTCGGTAAGCGCGGTCGCCTCCCCGCTTCGCTTGTCAATCAGTATGTGAGGGCCATGCGTTCGTAGTCGGAATAACCGACGCAGTGTGGGGTCACGGTCAATCCACGGTCGTGGCCCCACACAGTCAACACATGGGAGGCAAGTCTAATGCGTAGTTTACATCGTGCCGTGATGATCGGTGATAAAGTAGCGGCAACCATACCCACAGTTTATTCAAGCCTAGCCTCACGGCAGATTCACCCACGACGCGGTGAACTGTCCATGATCGCAGGGCCACCAGGGGCAGGCAAGTCAACACTAGCCTTACACTGGGCGCTCCACGCCCAACGACCCACACTGTACTTCTCCGCAGACACACACCAGCACACCATGAGTCTGCGCCTAGCGGCAATGATCACAGACACAGACCAATCAATCATTGAGCCTGCTATGGAAAATCTTGAATGGACATCCGATGTCCTGTCACACGCTGACCACATCCGCTGGTCGTTTGAATCCGCACCTGGACTCAACGACATAGAGCAAGAACTCAATGCGTTCTTCGAGCTGTACGGAAACTACCCCGAGCTGGTAGTTGTGGACAATCTGCTTGACTGCACCCACACCGATGGTGATGAGTGGGGTTCCATGCGTAGCCTGCTGCGTGAGTTTAAATGGTGGGCTAGAGAAACCAATGCGGCTTTCCTAGTCCTGCATCACACATCGGAAGCGGTACACTCTGATCCATGCCCACCACGCTCAGCCATCCAGGGTAAGGTAGCGCAGACACCTGCACTGATCCTTACCGTGGCATCAACTAACCCTGGGTTCATGGGTGTGTGTCCGGTGAAGAACAGGTACGGGCCTGCCGACCCGTCGGGTCAGACGGCATCTTGGCTTGTGTATGATCCAGCGAAAATGCACATAAGTGACCTGGGGACACGATGAGTGACGCATCTAGCAGGGCAAGGGCATCGAAGCGTAAGGGTGCTCAGTTTGAGATCGACCTAGAACGATTCTTTCTATCTCATCTGCTTAATGCGACACGTCTAGTTCGACGTGGCAAGGATGATGAGGGCGACATCATCATCAGAGTGCATGACCTTGCCTTGATCCTTGAGGCTAAGAACGAGAAGGCCATTAACCTGTCGGGTTACATGAAGGAAGCCACCAGCGAGGCGCTAAGGTGGCAGGCACGCAACACCGGTATGCCCGCATCCTTAGTGATCGGTGCCGCTGCGGTGAAGCGACGTAACAGTGGAGTATCTAAATCTTACATCGTCATGGAGGCTGATGACTTTGCAGAAATCCTCTTACACTTACAAAGAAGGTGACCTATGGAAAGTGTTAGAGCACTACGGGTGGGTTGTGCCGGCACCAAGGGGTGTATGGCAGACCATCCGGTGTGGTCTACACGAGGACAGGACACCATCGTGTCGGGCAAGCAATAGAATTGGAGGCATCAATTGTTTCTCATGCGGGTTCAAGGGAACAACCGTCGGGCTTATTCAACAGGTAGAGGGGTGTGGTTGGGGTGAGGCTTACCGACTCTGCGAGGAAATTGTTGGAGGAGACAGTTACCAGGGCGGAGACTCACGTTCATCAGGTGGGAGAATATCTTTTAAGTCGGGGAATAACAGATCAGGTGGCGCATACATACCGCTTAGGGTTCGTGACCGGTGACAACCCAGGCGACAACGACTACAGCCATAGGCTATCCATCCCCTACCTGACCCCCGCTGGCCCCGTGGACATCAGATACCGTGCCATAGGTGAACAGTCACCTAAGTACCTGTCGCGCCCCGGCGCTGCCACGAAACTATTCAACGTCAAAGACTTGCTCATCAGGTCAACCGTCTTATTCCTTTGCGAAGGAGAGATCGACACCATCACGGCGTCAGGATTGTGTGGCCTGCCCACCGTCGGCGTGCCGGGAGCTAACTCGTGGCAGTCACACTTCAAACTATTGATGTCTGATTATGCTAGAGTGGTCGTGTTATGCGATGGCGACGAGGCTGGGAGACAGTTTGGCAAGACAGTGTGCAAAGAGGTAGACTCAGCCATAGCTGTGTCTATGCCATCCGGCATGGACGTTAACGATGTGTACATGTCCGGTGGACGTGACGCAGTGAGACAACAGGTGGGCGTATGAAGAAAAAGCAGCATGAGGATACGCCTATCGCCCGCATCCTTGGCGAGGTCGAACACACATTCGTTCGCAAGCATGAGGACTATGGCCCGAAGAACATATCAGAGTCACCCTTTGGCCCTATGCGGGGGGTGCTGACACGCATGTATGACAAGCAAGCGCGAGCAGTTAACCTGATCGACAAGGACTCACATAACTTTGAATCCTTAGAAGACACCTTCATTGACATGATCGGCTACTCCATCGTGGCCCTCATGGTTCTTCGTGGCGAGTGGCCTGGAGTCAAGAAGGGTGACATGTGACCCTTCTCCATCAGGAGGGGGCGCTACTTGAGAGGTAGTTATGCACAGAGTATGGGTAATCAGTGACCTGCAAGTTCCCTACCATGATAAACGCGCCGTTGATGCTGTAACGCAATGCGTTACGGACATGAAGCAAGACAACGATATCGTTATCACTATCGGCGATGAGATCGATCTGCCTACCATCTCACGATGGACGCAGGGTACACCAGGTGAGTACACCCGCACGATTGGCAAGGATCGTGACGTGACCGTGCAGGTACTGAGAGACTTGCAAGTGCAGCATGTGATGCGCTCGAACCATACCGACAGGTTATTTAATGCCATCATGCGACGTATCCCTGGTTTACTCGGCCTACCTGAGGTTGAACTAGAGAACTTTCTTAAGTTGCCAGAGCTTGGGATTACCTACCATAAGCAGGCATACCCTGTGGCTCCCGGTTGGGTTGCCATGCACGGCGACGAGGCTGGTGTGTCACAAACTGCCGGCACTACCGCTGCTGGCCTTGTCCGCAAGACAGGTATGAGTGTGGTGTGTGGTCATACGCACCGTATGGGCCTTGTGCCCACCACCACTAGCGTTAATGGCTCCGTAACGAGATCCCTATGGGGCTTCGAGGTGGGTAACCTGATGGATCTAAGGCAAGCGCACTACACCAAAGGTGTAGCCAACTGGCAGCAAGGTTTCGGTGTGCTTTACGTCGAAGGACAGAAGGTCACACCTGTACCCGTACCCATCCAGCGCAAGTCCTTTGTCTTTGAAGGAGATATGTACGCATGGTAACGCAGATTGAGTTTGATGACACAGAACTCAAGGTGGCAACGGGTGTTGCCCGTAGGGTCAACCGTGCTCAGAGAAACATCGTCGATACGCAGGACGTGCAGTCAGAATGCTATGTGTGGATGTGCAAGAACTACAAGCGCGTCCTTGAGTGGCGCGACGAGGGAAAGAAAGGCAAGGCCAAGCTAAACACTGCCCTATACCGTGCCGGCATGAGGTTTGTGGTGCGAGAGCGTGCCCGCATCACCCGTACCGACGTATCAGACCATGCCTTCTACTCTGAGTCTGTCCTGCATGAGCTGCTGCCTGACATTTTCGATGAGGAGTCATGGTCGTTAGAGTCACACGCCGAAGACAATGAACGCAAGGCACCACCTCGCTTGAGTGAAGGCAACACCAGGCTAGCCATGATCGTTGACGTTAAGTTTGCCTATGAGAAACTCAATGATGAGCAAAAGGTGTTGCTACGCAACAGGTTTGCCGATGGTGGCATGACTGTATCCATTCTCGCTGCAACCATGAGCACACACGAAACTACTGTACGTCGTAAGATCAGGTCAGCCCTTCGGGCACTATCGGACAGGTTAGGAGGTGAACCACCGTGGATGTAGCAACGATTGCCATTGCGACCGTAACTATTCTCGCTGTTGGTGCCGGCTGGTTAGCCATCACCATTATCACTGCTGTCAAAAGTGACAACATTACCGATATCTGGGAGGATGACGAGTGGTAGACGAGCACCACAAGCACCACAAGAACCCCCGCCATTGTTTCTAGCGGGGGTTTCTTGCTCACACCAGGGACATGTGATCACTCGTGGTTCCCATCAAAAGAAAAAATTGCAGCGTCCTGTTCTTCTTGATCCAATAGCCACAGCTTGTAGTCAAAGTCTTCACTCATTGCCAGTCACTCCTCTCGTCGATCTCTGTTGGTGCAATGATGTGTGCCCCACACGAGGCACACCTAGCGTCAAGCAGGTAGCCTGCTAGTGCTCCGCTATCGTCGAACGTAGCGAAGATAGCAAACATGTTGCCACCACACAGGCAGACCGTGGTTGGCCCACCAAAGCGATAGTCTGGCCCACCTTCCGCCAGGTAATCAAACAGGTGTGACCAGGGCTTACTGGCCACTATGAATGCCTAAAGTCTTCTCACCCGTAGCGTGCTGGCAGGTGCAATCACCTAGGCACAGGTTATGCAGAAGGCTAGCCCGCTCAAGGATTTTGTGGTCACGACTCTTGCGCCACGCCCCGTTAGCCTTTCCAGCTTCACGACAGTAGTTGCATAGCATGATCCTTGGCCTCCTTCGCTAGCCGCTCACGTTCTTTTACTGTTGCTTGATTATACATCTTCACACCAACGAACGCTACCCCTGTTTCGTGCCGTATCGCTATCCGCTCCGTCATTGACAGACCGCCCCAGAAGCCCCACTCTTCATGCTTGATGGCGTGCTCTCGGCACTCGTCAAGGATCGGACAGCCACGGCATATCTGTCTTAAGTAGTCGTGCAGGTAGCGTGGATCTGGTGAGACATCATTGTAGTACAGCTCTGGGTCAATCTCGGAGCACGGCTCCGTGCCGGTGAGAGGCAACATAAACTTCATGCCGCACCCCCTAAGCCAGCATGGGCCAGCACATTGTCGAGGTCGCTGTCATCGTAACCGAACGCACTCACGGCGATCTGTGCGTACTCGTGTGCCCAACCAGGGGCGTAGGGTGCCGGCTTAGCCGCATACTTATTGTGATCACAATATGACATGTACAGCAACCGTGCTAGCACCATCACCGCAAGGTAGTCCCGCGAAGAACTGGTCATCTTATCCGTATCCATTACTACATCCTCCAAAATTGGTCAATGAAAAAAGAACACAACAAAACAACAACAAAACATACAACCG